CTGTACTTGTGAGTCCAGCGCGTACTTTGTTGCCAATAAGAAATCAAGTTCGTTGGATTAGTAGTCGGCCCTTGAACACAGTACTTCTCGTAATCAGATACGCTGTTCGCCATTATAGAAATAGTTCCAGCGCGAGGAAGGTACTTCTTCAGTCCCGGGAATTTAGCGGTTACAACTGAGTCAGCAGCCCACTTGGCGGCGGTAACATTAGGTTCTAGTACAAGAACTGCATAGTGACCACCCGCAGCCACACCTGAAAGTGTCGCTTCTGCTCCGGCTGTGGAAGTTCGGCTTGCTGCCTCAATTACTTTGAACACGGCGTTCTGACCAACAGAGCCAGCGGCATCATCTAAGTTTTCAAGTAAGACGTAACTGCCTGGAATAAAGAATCTACCTAAGTTTTTAAGCTGAGACTTATAACCAGTAAGAGTAGCTGAGCTGCTGATTGACCCCATTGTTTCTGAAGCCAACTGAACAACGACTGCAATTCTCCCTAAGTGAGCCGTGTGATCTCCTGCTGCTGAGATTTTATCAGCATGAGTTGTATGATTGGTAATGGTTGTGTCATTCGACAAGTCATTCGTACCACCAAAGTCACCGCCTTGATTACCTGTAACTGCCGCCCACACTCCTGCTGACGCACCATAAGTACCCCCTTGAGGGCCATCCTTGGCATTACCCCCGTTTGTTAGGTCATTAGGATCACAAGATGTCTTGACGATGTTAAAGTAGTTAGCGTTCACGACATTCTGTTGTGGCACTAAGGTAAACGGAGCGATAACGCTGCCTGAATTACTAGTTGTACCACCACCGAGGTTGACGTGACGTGAAAGTAAAAGATCTGTTAATGTTCTTTCTGGAACTCCAACCATACGCGCTTCTTTTGTCTGCGCTATGATACGATCCATTCCGACTTCTTTCGTTTGCTGATCTTCTATGTCCTGTTTAGTGAACGCTCGGATCGATGCACGAGTGAGTGAACAACCAGTCGAATCACTAACACTAATGAAACGAGGGTTGCAGTTACTAGCGTTGAGAGTGTAAGAGCTTGCTACTCCTGACCCTGCGCCGTCTCCAGTTAATGCTGCCATAATATATTCTCCTTATTTAAAACCTAACACTGTAGGTAAAAACAAAATATTAAATCAGCTTATTCAGGTTTCAATTTTATGGGTAAAAAAACCTACAATTATTTCTTTTTTGTAATGTAAGATTTTATTCGCTTAATCAGGCGATAGATATAAAAAGGAATGATAAATAATATACACAAAAAAAATGCGATAATTATTGCTACGGTTCCTGCTGGCCTGTCATCCAAAATCAATTCCTAGTTCATTAATCAAGTCTTTTCCCATGTGATTGTCCTGCACTGATGCGCCTTCAGCTACTCCCGGACTAGGAGATCTTGATGCCTTCGGAGGGTTAACAGGTTGAGGGTCATTCGCAGGTTTCTTCGACTCCCCAGGTTTCACCCCTCTAACAAAGCCATAGGACTCAAGTTCTTTAACTCTTTTATCTACGTTTTCGTTAGCTAACTGGATAGCTTTGGTTCCAAAATGCTCAAGTATATCGTTCTGATCCCATGTCCAGTACCCTTGCTTGTCTTGAGCTTGAGCGTAACGGGAAGGGGTAAGAAACTTTTGCCCATCCTTATCTGTGTTACCAGTCCTTGCGTATGTCGCTGCTTCAGTCTCGATGTCGTTTATAAGTTTATAATATCCATCGTCAGTTTGAGTATTCAAACCATGCCATCTCTTAACAAAGTCATCAGCCCACGTTATGTACTTCTCACGTTCTTGGGAAAAGATATTGTGCTTTAAAGGGTCGGCTTCCTTCATGTCTTCCAGCTTTGCAAACTCATCGTAGGCACGACCAGCCTCTTTAATAGTTGCCTTTACTTGGGGGGTTGCTCTTATCTCATTGAGTTCCCCTTTTAATCCATTGATGGTAGATTCGTATTCCTTCTTTACATCTGAAACAATTTCATCCCTAAACTTATCACGCTTAATGGAATCAATGTCAGAAGATTTAATAACAGGCTTATTTCTTCTAACGAAATCCATGAACTCAGAGTCTTCATTGTCGAAGGTTCGCTCTGGATCTTCTCGCCTTGCTTTCTCTACGTACCCGTCTAGTTCCTTGTAAAAATCTAACAGCTTTGATGCTTTACCCTTATGCTTTCCTTTTGATTCAGCGTATCGATAGAGTTCTAGTTCTTCTTTCTGCTCATCAATTAACTCATCTTCATAAGTATCTACAGGTTCTTCTTGTTTAGGCTGTGGATCAGGCTCAGGGGTTTTACCTCTAGCTTCTAACTCCTCCCGCACAACCTTACGGAAAGCCTCCTCGTCCAGTTTAGGTTTAACACTGAACTCTTTCTTTGGTTCTTCTTCTACTTCAGGTTCGGGTTCCTCTTTGGTTGCCTCCCCTTCGGACTCTTCGGTCTTGGACTCTTCGGCCTTTGGTTCCTCTGGCTGTACTCCGTCTTCTTGTTGTGTTTCCCCGGCATTGGTCTGCTCTGGTTCGGTGTCTGATTTAATACCTAAGTCATCCCATAGCTGCGAAAGCATAGGATCATCTAGGTTTGTTTGTGGTTCCTGATTTTCAGGTGGTGCTTCCTCTTGTTGTACTTGATCTTGTACTACTTCTTGAGGTGCTTCTTCTGTTGGTGTTGTTGTTGTTTCCGCCATAAATTAAAGGGCAACTGGCGCAAGTTCTTCTGCTTGTCCGGGCATTGGGGTTGCATCACCTTTGAGTAATTCAATCTCCTCTGCGTTCTGTTGCACTACCTGTATTAACTGCTGAATCATAGCACCCATATCCTGACTGTTCTGCTGACTGTTAGCCATTGCGTCCTTCTGTTCTTGAGGGATCATGGTGTTATCTTCTCCGGGTTGCAGCTGTAAGTTAAGGTCAAGGCCAGCTCCGCTATTGCGGAACACAGCGTTCAAAATTTCATAGTATTTTTCCTTGGTTAATGCCTGTAACAGTTGAGGGTTTTGCAGCACAGGCAACATCTGAATTAAGATATTAGCAGAAGCCATGTTAGATGATCTCTCACTTCCATCTCTGCTATTAAACACATAGTCATGTATTAAGTTATGCTTCTCCCCAATCACGGTGTATCTACGTTCTGATTGTGGATCAAACATATCCCCAGAGTCAGCAACAGTGAACCCCGCTGCTTCTACAACATTAGCTGGGTAACGGTTTAATACTGGTAAGTGGACATGGTTACTACCGCAAGCCATCAACGACTCATAACATATCCTTTTCTTAGCAGCTCGTCCCTCATCTATAGCATCAGATATAAAGCCATACACTGACTCAGTTGTGTTAGCTATAACTTGAACCTCGGTAGCTGATGTTTCCCTGGGGGATGGTTGACCTTGTTCCTGTGGAGACAACGCTAACAGCCGTTCAGCCATCGACATTACCTGGACAATAGAATTAAATATGGTCTGGATGTTAGAGTTTGGACTACTTCTAACGACCTTAAAGATGTTATCGGCGTTGGTATCGATACCTAACTCACGCAATCTACTGAAGCTAGTTTCAAGGACGTGTGTGGTTGCATAGAAATTTTCACCCTTCATCGTTGCCCTGAATTCTTCAGCTAACTCCTGCCCTTCAGCATCGTCCGGGAATATGTCCGAGTTAAGAACAGCCACAGCAAACAGATCTGCCTTAGCTGTCTCTAATAACTGGGAGAACAGGTTCGTTAACTGATCTTGAAAGCCCATCAACTCGTGAGCTATGGATATGTTAACCAGTCTGTTATCGTTCTCGTTAAAGCTATACACCGCAGCAGGACTAGACGGCATGATCTCCGCAAAGATAATAGTACTCTCACTAGCTACCTTAAAGTGTACCCAAACCGGATAAGGATAATCCCCAATGCCATAATCTTTAGGTATAATCTTCCAGTAAAATTCAGATACAAAGATTGAAGAGTCATCGTACTCTGAGTTGTATAAACCTATCTGATTACGCCTATCATTAAAGCTGGTAAGGTCGTTAAGCGCAGGAGGAGATGCAATTGTAGAGTAATACTGTGACCAATACGCTTGGTTATTAGCGAACAACCCAGTGGTAAAGTCAGTGTAAGATATAGTGCTACGATTAAAGAACGCTGGATTATGAGCAACGTCAGAGTACTTAAGAACCTCCCAATACCCTACGTATTCTGCACCTGAATCAGAGTTCAGAGAATTAAGGGGGTGGTTGATGTCCCAAAATGTTCGGGATGGATGAGGATTAATCCAAGCCAACCCTTCTTTAACTACACGAGCTTCCTTCTCTATCTCATCACCTTGGAATTCTTCAGCTAAGTTCTTCTTTCTCCACTGAACTTCACGCTCCCAGCTTGCACGAGGGAAGGCAATGCTATGTCCATACAGCATCATGTCCCTAATAATCTGAGTCTGAAAGTGTCTGTAATCGTACTGGTCTGCCATTATATCCATGCGCTGAGACAGGACATCGCCCTTCAGTCTAGCGGTAGGAGTGGTGGATCTGGAGTCGTACTTAAAGAATGGATACAGGTTGTTGTACTTGTTGGACTGAGCAGACAACCGTCTAGTAATCAAAGACCTAACAAGATTAATGTTTGTCTCAAAGAATTTTGGCAGATCGATATGCTCTGGCTTACCTGACTCAGATTTACGTACAAACTTATCAGTAACCTTTAGCTTACTAAGCTCAGTGACACAGTTATCCAGGCTCAACCTCTTCTGTGCATACATTATAAGCGGGATAGTCTGTTTGGTAACAGGTGCAGAATCCCAGGCTAAATCAACAGCCGAATAGATGTGGTGATTACGAAGAGTAAAGACAATGTGTTCGTGTAGTCGTGAGTTAATCAGTTTCTCGATCTTCTCACGGCACATAATGTCCTTGTCTATTTTATCCTTCTCTTCCTTGGATAACTTGCTTGGTTTGTCAGGCTTAACTGCTGTTAAAACCTCCCTCAACCTCTCATTGGTTGTCCCCGACTGCTTAAGTATATCAAAGTCCACCATACTGTGCCTTAGTAAATTCTTGTTCTAAATGATAAAGGGTTAGAGCTACATAGGAAGGAACCCTGTCTTTTCTTAGCCAACTTTTGAAGATGTGCCATTCGCAACAGCATAGTACAGCTGCTTCTTCTAGGGTTATTTGCATTAAACCACAGGCTCGCTTGACTCTCTCCATTGTCCATCCGTCCCAAAGTTTTTTGCCTGAATAGTACCTTGCTACCCGAACAGATGCCGGACTGCCTAGTACTCTCCTTCCTCTTCTTCTGGGGCGGGAGTTCTCATCTTGAAGCTTACGTCCTTTTTTTTAGAGGGGGTAGATTCTTTGTTTGATTTGTACTCATCTACAACTACACCTGTTATTGAAAGAACTGCTTGATCACTTGAAGCCTCGTCCAGCGTCCCTTTAATCTCCATCTCACACGCTTCACCTGCCCCTTTAGCTGAGAAATAATCTCTAAGTTCGGAATCATCCGAAAGGTCAAGCACCACCTTGTCGCTTGTTTGAATTGCCATTTATCTAATTTTGTTAGGTAACTCTTTAATTTAAAAAAATTATGCCCGTCCGCAATGGATGAGATTGGATCTACTCTTCTCTGTTTGCAAGGTATTTCGCATACCGTTTAGCTCTAACTTTAGCAAGGGATATGTTACTGCGTCAAACTTGTGAATGTATTTTGATCGGCGCGGCTTAGCTGGATTCTTTCTATCTGACTCTAGTTGCTGAAACATATCTATGGTTAGCTTGCAGGTTGCACTGACGTACACCTCATCATTAAATAGTTTCTGCTGTAACAACCTGATCCTAGCCTCAACACTACCGCTACCTTTAGGGCAACCTTGAAGTTTTATTCGACCATCACTAAACCTTTCCATATCCCAGCTATCATAAGAGCCTTCACCTCCGGGATGCCATTGGTTTATTGCTGAGCTATCCGATATATGTTCATACCTAAACTCAAAGTCTGACTTCTTATTCCAGTAATCCATCTTTCGACACACCTCTTGAGCTAACCTCTTATACAGATGTCGCTGACCTAGGTAATCTAACTCATCAAAGATAATCCAAAGCACCTTGTCTTGAGTGGGAATCATTTGCATGAAGGATATACTGCTATACACCTGTCCTAAATCGTAGCCGATTGTAATAGGGAATCCTTGCATCGGTGTTAGCCCTGTCCCTTTTAATACTTCCCCTTTGATATGGTTCTCAGGAACAAAGTACTCCTTGAATAAAGACTCCCCTGTTGGTCTGTCTACCCATTCACCATCTATTAACCTGCGTTTTTCAACAGGGTCAGACCTAAGTATTCGGTGAAGGTTCTCAACGTACCCATCAGGTAGCCTCTTAATGTTCTCAGTAACAGGCACATGATACACAGCGAAGTCTTTGTCCTTTGTCCCGTCCTCCTCGTAACAATCCTCAAAGAATGTTTGATACACCCAATGGCTTGGCCCTTCGGGGTTACAACTTGCACAGTATTGTTGTGGCCCATCTATGCCACGCCTCCTACCTAACTGTGCTGCGGGATAGGTGAAATACTCCTTACCATCACATTGCGTAAGCTCATCCACGTATATCATTGATGGGGCTGGCCCTTTGATACGTGTCTCTACTGCTGCTGCATAAGGAATAGATATTAATAGAAGTTTAGACCAGCCACCATGACGGTTGCCGATCCAGCGATGTCTGTCTTTTGTGTTGGGATCCAGCTTAGCGTTGGAAGACTCAAGACCTATACCTTCTGTCCACGATGGGATCACTAAGGTTTCTAAGTCATGCCATATACCTTCCGCACCAGTTCTAATTGAAGGGGAAAGGATCATCACCAATGCGTTATCATTTTCATACGCATGACGTATCACCTTATGCCCAAATCCTATTGTCTTTCCGCTACCTTTTTCTCCGTAACCTAATACGAAACGGGATGAATCATCGAATATCTTTTGCTGAGTAGCGTTAAGATCCGGGTGCCAAGCTTGACTAACCGAATCTTTTATCGGCTTCAGTGAAGCAAACGCATCTGCCTCTGCCTCTGCTATAGTAGACTTGCCCACCATTTAAATGCACTAGGGTTACTCTTCCACATGGTACACAATCCTGTTGCTATCCTATGTGCCACTTGTTCTTCCTTACTCCACTCAACCCCCATTACATTTCCAATTGCATGAATGCACTCATGTAGAAATGTGTCAGCTATAGCTTCCTTAGGAAGATCTTTGAAGATACAGATAGTCTGAGTTGTACTATCGCACCACCCATCTGCTTCGCTTATCACCCTCTCAGTCTCTCCAACAAACTTAACTTTGTACGTTAGGTTTAGTATCTTAATTCTGCTCGGTGGTCGAAACTTTGACCTCTTTAGGTTCATTGATTTGGATTGCAGCAACAGGAGAAAAACCTGGCTTGCCCCTTGACCCACTCCCTTTTCGTTCTTCCATTTTCTGCTTAACTATTGCATCAGTCAACGCAGCTTTGTTAGCTCTATCATACGCCTCAAGGACGTGTTTAATCATGTTGGACTTATCTTCTCTTAAAATTTTTTCTCTATCTTCATCTACCCCAGCATCAAGTTGATGCCGTATCTCTGTTATATCTCCCATTAAATCACTGAACAACTTAACAACACCTCCACCAATAAGTTGCCTTACAGATCCAAGGCTTTGCTGCCCGAACCCAAGGAACGCCATAGCTTCGGCCTTTGAATTCCCTCTGATCCCCATTTCTTCCAGCCCTTTAGCCATGAGTTTATTCTCTTTCTCAATAGCTTCGGCATCTGAAATTGGTTGCACTGCTCGGTGCATAGTTTGTGACACTGGACG